CTTACCCTAGTGTAACGGGTACTGGCTTGGCTGTATGCTCAAAACAACAATCACGCACATATTCTGGTGAGCAACAACTGCTCGGTATTGCTACGCTGCACAAGTCTAACATGGTGCCAGTGTTTGCCAAACAGGATGCAGTAGACATTGCTAAGATGCGAAGAAACTAAATCACTTTTTCAAACTTCAAAGGAAAGTTGTAATGAATAAAATTGCTGCAATTCTGTTCGTGATCGGTTCGTCAATAATCGCTGCCACAAAGATGCAATATCTATCAGTCCACGATAACTACACGATTGTTATTACTGGAATAATGTTAGTGTTGTTCAGTATAATCATAGTACTTGGCAACTTCGTTAGATGGTCTGAAGAAGAAATGCAGAAAGAATACAAACAAAAGTGCGGTGATTTTTATGACAAGCATCTGTGTCCCGAGTGTTCATCTTTTATGAAACGGAATGAATTGGTAATAAAGAATCGAAAAAACTGATATGGCACGTATAAAAGTAATAGACAAAGCAATCGTAGACGAAAAGTTGTGGTATACGATCTTCTGTGATGTGGAAGTATTGTCTTGGCTTCGTGATTTAAATAACGAGGATAAGTGTTATCACATAGTAGGCGGCACATCTACCGGGACGTTAGTAGATATCAGAGAAGATGTATACATGTTTGCCTTAATCAGATGGAGTTAATGTGCAGTACATTCGAGAATCAGAAAACAAAGTAAGTCAGATGTTCATAGACTCCTTATCTGGAGGGGCTGGACCGTTTATTTATTGTCGCTGTGGTAAACATCACGTAGCTGAGGGATATGAAGAATTTGCGAAAGAATCATTCCTTGGATTTGATAGTTGGAATGGTCCAACGATTGAATACATACACTTCTATGGTGGGGCGTATGTCGTGGACTGTGAAGGATGTATGACTGAACTAGTAAAGTATGAACGGTTCATTTGGGATTATCGTAATGATATAAGATGTTACTTAAAGACTCGCGTTGATCAAGAGCTTGCATGGGCTGAGCAAGAAAAACTAAGAAATATATTAATCGAGTAACCAGAATGAAAATAGCCTTGGCCAGTGACGTACATCTTGAGTTTGGTGACTTAGAGTTTACCAATGAAGGTGCTGATGTTTTAGTGTTAGCAGGTGATATCATGATCGCCCAGTACCTGTATGACCATACTCCCGACTCAATTCAAAAATCACTTGATAAAGGTAATAAGTTAGGTGATCGTCAACTAGAAGCTATTAAGTACAGAAAATTTCTTGAGCGGGTAAGTGTCCAATTCAAGCATGTAATCATGATTGCAGGTAATCATGAGTTTTACCACGGTCGTTGGTACCAGGCACTTGATACACTGCGCCACGAATGCAACCAGTTTTCCAATGTTTATTTCTTAGAAGATCAAGTAAAAGAAATAGACAATGTAATGTTTGTTGGTTCAACACTTTGGACTGACATGAACAAAAACGATTGGTATACTAAGTACCAGGTTAAGCAGGGCATGAGTGACTTTAGGATTATCAAAAATGATAAGAACAATTATCACAGCCTTCATCCAGATGATGTTATTGTTCGCCATGCTAAAAGCCTAGAGTTTATCAAAACAACCGTGGCCAATACTAGCAAGAAGGTAGTAGTCGTTACCCATCATGCTCCTAGTGATCTTTCTGTAGCTGATTGCTATAAAGGTCAGCAATTAATGAACGGTGCGTACAGAACCAACTTGGAAGATTTTGTCATGGATAGTAATATCAATCTTTGGTGTCACGGTCATACCCATCATTCATTTGATTATATGCTAGGTAATACTCGCATAGTATGTAATCCTCGTGGTTACATAGGTCATGAACCTCTTGCTGATGGGTACATGTTCAAATATTTGGACATATAAGTTAACAGATATTACCTTTTCTATTGTAATCAGACAGTTACTATTATATTATGATATCACGCTGTAAGTTAACATGAATTGCAGCGGAACAATAGGAAATCAAAAATGATGACAGAAACTAAAATCCAGCGTCTTGCAGAGGCGCTCAAGAACGGTGAACGATTGACTGCTAAGCAGATTAGTGCAAGATTTGGTCTTGCTAACCCAACTGCTACTATCAGCGATCTTCGCCTTCGTCATGGTTATGCAGTTTATGCTAACCAAAATACTGACACTAAAGGTCGTGTAACAACCAAGTACTCTATCGGTACACCAAGCCGTCGAGTAGTTGCAGCAGGATATCGTTATCTTGCTACTTTCGGTGACGTTGCCGTTTAATCAGTACTAAAGGTTTCTAGCGGGTCCTTTCTAAAACCCGCTTCTTTTTTTAAGGCTTATCATGAATATCTTTCACAAATTAATGACCAAGTTAGGTAGATACCGTCTTATCTTAGATCGTCAGTCGCATGAGCAATACATGCATCGTTATTACTTGCTGTTCAAAGATCGTGTAAGTTTTCCGTTCAATTTACTCTTACATAAAATCGTTCGTTCTGATGATCCCGTATATCACGACCACCCATGGGATTACACCACTGTTGTACTCAAAGGCGGTTACTGGGAACATACACCTGAATTTGATAAAGGCAAAGTTGTAGCTGATCGCATTGTATGGCGAGGTCCAGGTAGCGTTATTAGCCGCAAAGCACATGAATTTCATTGGCTTGAGTTGGATGACAACCAACCAGCTGTAACACTTTTTATACCCAAGAAGCGCAAAAGAGAATGGGGCTTTTTGGTCAACAATGAATGGATTCTTCACACTCAATACTTGGTAAAATAATTATGGACCCTATAATTACTTTCGTTATATCTTTTGTTATACTCTACTTTGTTATTAATACTGGGTTTAAGATTTACACAAAATATCAAAGACAAAAGCTTGAAGCGTTAGTAAAAGAAGCATTCATTAACATAATACCTGTATTGTATACAGAAGTAGAAAATAATACGATATACTTGTATGAAAAGAAAACCAACAAGTTTCAGTGTCAAGCTACTACTATTGAAGACCTTGCAAAAGAATTTGGCAACGGAAACTTCATAGCAAAAGTTTTGCACGACAACAAAGAATTGTGGTTTGTCGAAGGCGAAGTACTAGACGAAGTTATAATAACCACTGAGGCAAAGTGAGGTTAGAAATGTATGAACTTATAGTTGAATCAGCAATTGCTCTTGGAACGGGAGTAGCAGCAATATATGCTACATTGTCAATGATCTACTGGACCTATAGATACGCGAAGGGTGACGATTATCCTAATCCTAAAATTACTGACTTGGACATATGCCGCAAAGATATCATAAAACTAATCGATCCTTTTTACTATAAACATCCCATGAATATCTTTATCATTGCACTGAGTTTGTTTTTTGTCCCCACAGGTTTGGCAATAGTTTGGCCTATTATAATCCCTGCAGGTATTTTTTACTTCGCAGTCAAGAAAATCAGAGCGAAGAATTTACACAAAAAGAAAATGTGGGAAACATTAAAAGGGAGTTAAATAATACTATGAAACCCAAGTTCATTGATTACTTTATGGATATAGCTGAACGAACAGCACAGTTAAGCTATGCCAAAAGACTACAAGTTGGTGCAGTGATTGTAAAAGGCAATCAGATACTTGCTTCAGGGTATAACGGCATGCCCTCTGGTTGGGAAAATAATTGCGAAACAAAAGAATGGATGGCATTAGAAAACCCAGACTTTTACACAGAAGAAGAAATAGAACAAAACTGGCCTTACGTTGCACATTCAGATGATCCTGTTGGATCAAACGATAGTGGATACATAGGTAGATACCGTCTCAAATCCAAACCAGAAGTACTTCATGCTGAAATGAACGCATTAATGCGTTTGGCGGCGAGTACTGAATCTAGTATAGGATCCACCTTGTTTATAACACATAGTCCATGTTTGGAGTGCGCTAAAGCCATTTACCAATCAGGAATAGGCACTGTGTATTACAAACATGATTATCGGTCCGTTGAAGGTGTGGAATTCTTAAAGAAAACTGGAGTACATGTCCACAAGTATTCTCAAATTTGATTATCAATGTAAAGTCGCTATTAAGTTCGGTGACCTGCAGTCAGTTTTAGACTGGTGCTTCAAAAACTGTGAGAAAAATTGGAACTACACAGACTACAGTGATATCAATAGCAAAAAATGGCTAGCCGACCAGTACATTACTGACATATTCAGTGATCTTACTATAGATTACATTTTCTCTTTTGAGTCTGAAAAAGATCACCTTGCCTTTATATTAGTACACAAATAAATACAACTATGAGAATTAACGAATTGATGAATAAAAAACCGCATGTGTTTCTTGACATGGATGGTGTACAGTGTGATTTTGCTGGTGCTGTAGAAACAGCTATTGGTATGTCACATGAAGAAGCAAAACTAAAAACACAAGAAGAAATAGAAAAACTAGCACACAGTTCTCCAAGAGCAGTTTTTGAATTTTTTGCTAACTTAAAACAACTGCCAGGTGGTAAAAAAATCACAGATTGGCTAAATAGTAATAATATCTCTTATACTATTTTAAGTGCGCCTCTTAGAGGACCGTACGCTAACTCAAGTATAGTAGGTAAAAAAGCTTGGTTACAAAAGCACACCCCTGATAAGGTTAACAGTGCTTTATTCAGGCACGATAAACACGAATATGCTATGGATGGTGGTAGACCAAATATCTTGATTGATGACTACTACAAAAAGATCATGGCATGGGAACAAGCTGGTGGTATAGCGATACAACACGAAGATGAATATAAAGTTCCAGATGCTGCTGAAAGAACTATAAAAAGATTGGAAGAGATCTTTTTCAACAAGGATAACAATAATGAGCAATGATATTAGAGACATATTTAAAAAGATCAACGAACTAAGCGTTGATAACGATGACACTATGAACGTGGGTGATAGCTTTGATATTGAGCTTTCAGAGAATTTTAATATTGAAACCGGAATAGTTGGATTTACTGATGATGGTGTAATCGTTGAAGCTGATGAAAGTATGTTAGAGTTTCTAGACCTTAACGGAGTTCTGTTAGAGTCTGAGGAACTAGACGAAGCCGAGTATCAAGGAAGAAAAGTTCCGCTAGGCAAGCCTATGCAAGGTGATGTGAAAAAGTCTAAGGTTTATGTTCGTAAGCCAAACGGTAAAGTAGTAAAAGTAAACTTTGGTGACAAGAACATGAAGATCAAAAAGTCTAATCCAAAGCGTAGAAAATCATTTAGAGCTAGACACAATTGCGATAATCCCGGTCCACGTTGGAAAGCACGATACTGGTCATGTAGAGCCTGGTAATGATGCCTTTTATTATTGACTCTTTGTTCTAAAGTAAATACAATACACTATGGCCAATCAACCCGGACAAGACAATTTACGCTACGAAGTTATCACGCACACTGATCCTGAAACAGGAGATTTGATTCTTCCTATTCCTCCTCATGTACTAAAACAATTAGGATGGAAAGAAGGTGATGACATTGACATAGGCGTGGGAGAAGATGGCCGAATTTTCTTAAAAAAGGTATTTAAATGAGTCAATATAATGTCAATCTTTCTTCCACTGATTATAATTTAGACGATACAATGTTCGGTGCAGGTTCTGGCCTAGGCATCGGAGCCGGAGGTGGCGGTATTTTGGGAGGGACTGGTGGAGGTTATACTATCACTACTAGTCCGGGAACAATATACACTACAAACACAGGCGGCGCGGGACAAACTTTAACTTGGAACGGTGTAAACCCTGCATGGACTACACCTAGTTCTACACTAAAAATAGACGGTGATGCTGAAATAGAGGGTGATCTAAAAGTAAAAGGCAAAAGCTTATCTGAAGCAATTGAAAATATAGAAAAGCGATTGGCTATCTTACATCCTAACTCTGAGTTAGAAGAAAGGTGGGAAGAGCTAAAAGCACTAGGCGAAAGATATCGTGAATTAGAAAAAGATATCTTAGAGAAAGAAAAAATGTGGGATATACTTAAAAAATAAGGAGTAATAAAAACCCAATATATGGCAAAAGAAGATACAATTAAGCTAGATGGAGACATAGTAGATGTTATGCCAAACGCTATGTTTAAAGTAAAAACAGAAACAGGTCATACCATTCTCGCGTACATATCAGGCAAGATGCGAAAAAACGAAATCAGAATTTTAATGGGTGATAAAGTAGAAATGGAACTTTCACCCTATGATCTAAATCGTGGTAGAATAACCCGCCGAAAGTAAAGTAATTAACGCATAATCATAAATAATAGATTATGCGTGAAATTATAACTCTCCTCGAACAAAAAGCTAAACCTCAAGACATTGAGATAATCAATCTTAACTTTACTCCCAGTGAAGTTAATCCTGTCATGAGCAAAGATACTATAGACTTACACTATGGTAAACTTGCCCATGCCTACGCTAAACGATACAATGCCGGAGAAGGAGATCCAACCTTCAATTACGCGGGAGTCTTTCTTCACAACTTGTTGTTTACTCAGTATCGTGAAGTCAGAAACAATAACAAGCCCAATGGTCCTATGGAAGGCTTTATCAAAAAACACTTTAAAAGTTATGAGAACTTTAAAGACGAGTTCTTAAAAGAAGCTATGACTATTCAGGGATCAGGCTGGGCTTACTTGGCATATGACGGCAAGATCAAGCTAATAAAGAATCACGAAGTTAGAGATGATATCTTACTGATCATTGACTGGTGGGAGCATGCCTTCATTTTAGATTATGGCACTGACAAAGAAAAGTATTTGAATGAACAGTGGAAGATCATAAACTGGAATGTGATTAATACTAGGTGGGGCCAGAGTCTATGAGAGCTAAAGAGTTCATACAGGAGTCATTTAATCAACCATATTCGTTAAAATGGGAAAAAGGCGAGCATGGCGATTTAGACGCATTTACTAATTTAGACGACGGCAGTAAATTAAGCATTATGTTTAACAAACCTTTTAATAAAAACGAACCATGGATGGTTGAATTTTACAGAAACGACAGCCAAGATGTTACAGGTGAAGGCGATGCGTATAGAATTTTTGCTACTGTGTTAAATGCCATAGAACAGTTTATTAAAAAAGTTAAGCCAGTGGGTATATTCTTTTCATCAGTAGAAGAAGCTGATACTACGGGTAGTAGAGCAAAATTATACGACAGAATGGTTCAAAAATATACATCACAATTAGGATACACTTTTAATAAAATTGACTATCACGGAGAAGCAGGATACAGTTTAACAAAAACATCTAATAAAAAAGGTGTGGCGGAAGGCAAGAGTTTATGAGAGCTAAAGAAACCGTAGATGATCTAAACTTAGACATATCAATTGATGGTGCTCAAGTTATCGTTCATGTATATAAAGATAACAGTCAAATTGGATATGTAGTTTTTGATCGTGATGGGAAAACTTTGCATCCACAAGATTTATCCATTGACGAAAAATATCATCGCCGCGGGTTCGCATCAAAGATATATGATTTGATCAAAAGCAAAGGATTTACTATTCACAGAAGCAGTGATCAAACACAGGCTGGTAAAAACTTTTGGGATAAACATCGCCCTGCTCAAGAGGTATGGGAACAAGAATTAGCAGAGTGGAAAAGAATCGCTGGTATAATAGAAACGACCGAGACGACTACAGTTGCTCAACAACAATATAAAATTGGAACGCCTGAATGGTTTAACAGACCGGTAAATGATGGTCAGTTCCCTGCAGGATTTAGAGGAAGAGTGAAAAAGAGATGAGAGCAAAAGACTTTATAACAGAAGTACCCTTACAAAGCTATACACCAATGGGAGACTTTGATAAGCCGGGACCTTTCAGAGGTCCAGATAAACGATTAGTACCGCACCCTACTAATATTTTAAAAACACAAAGATTCTTAGAACAAACTCCATATGACTTTAGACTGTTCTTTAGTAACATTCCCGGTACTGGTAAGTATAGCGAATATGGTCCAATGGATTCTAATCAGTTAAAAGAAATCTTTGGCGATCAAGCTGATCAAATTATCAATGGCAGTGAAGATGCCATCACAGTAGTATTTGTAGGCAACAAAGGTGATGCTAAAGTTCCAATGACGCCGTGGATTATGGCTCATAGATTTGGACATGCTATACAAGCTGGTGTTCGTAAGAATAGGGGATGGAGTGCATGGGGTGAAGCAGAAAAGCACTTTTTCACACAAGTTAATCAGATGTTAGAAGAGTATTACGGGAAAGCATCTCGTGAGAGTTCAAGATTCAAGTTTGATCTAACACCAGAATATAACGCACTGTTCAATGCTATTGGTACTCAGCGCAGCAGCAGATCAAACGAAATCAAACGACCTTACGAATTCTTGTATGAACTATTTGCTCAATATCTAGGTACTGGTAAAATTACATTAAATCCACTACCAACTAATCTAGGTTATGGTAGAAAGGCTTGGGGTACACCTAGCAAGTATTTGAATATCAAACCTAAATTTCGTGATGAAAACGATAGAGCAGAAGCTACCGATATGTTAGCAAATGACATGGGGTATATGTTTGATGATGTTTTGTCTAGTTCTGTAGGTAAAATATTTGTGATGTAGGCAAGTGTCCTATTCCTGTTCTTTGTGATAAATATATGATAAAGGATTAAGAATATGGCTATATCGGGTTTACAAGAAATTAATGTAGGTTTACCTAACGAATCTGCTAACAGTGATTCGTTATATACCGCCTTCACTAAAACACAAGACAACTTTACAAATTTATTTGCTAATGCTGGTCCTGTGCCTATTGCAGGAAACGGCATAACAGTAAGCAATATATCAAATGTAATTACTGTTTCAGCTAACTTAATTGCAGGTAATAATATTGTTCTTACTAATAGTAGTGGAGCAATTATTATTGATGCTGTTACTGGAGGACCTAGTGGGAGTATTACTGGGGTTTTACCAGGCACTGGACTAACTGGCGGCGGTTATAACGGAAATGTAACTTTAGGCTTAGCCACATCAGGTGTGACACCTGCTTCTTATACTAATCCTACTATCACTGTCGATGCTACTGGTAGAATAACTAGTGCATCTAACAACACTGTAGCAGGTACAGTAACCAGCGTAGGCTTGGTAGGTGGTAGTGGTATAACGATAAGCGGTGGACCAGTTACCAGTAGCGGACTTATTACTGTTACTAATGCAGGTGTTACGCGATTGACTGCTGGAACAGGAATATCATTGTCTAGTAGTAATGGAAATGTAACTGTTTCAGCAAACACAACAAGCGGTACTGTAACTAGTGTAGGTGTTAGTAGCTCTCAGTTAGTTATAACTGGAAGTCCAGTAGTAACCTCGGGAACTATAGGAATAAACTTACCTGCTAATGCTACATTTGCTGGTAATGTAACAGCAGGAAATGTATTCGCTAATTCAGGAAATATAAAAGCAAATATAATACTTGCCAACGGCGGAAACATAAACGGTAATTTAGTAGTTACTGGAAATATCTCTCCTGCTACTGAAACTAAAGTAGGTGGTATTAAGGCAGGACCAGGGGCTAATGTTAGTTTAGATGGCACACTTACTATAGATACTGCTAACATACCTCTTTCTTTTGGCAACTTTACTGCAAGCAATAACGTCTTACAAATTGACAGTATAGATCAAGACATGGTCTTGCGTACACAAGGTGATGCTGAGATTCAACTAGTGGGCAACATAGGTTTCTACAAGCCCGACGGTTTACCACCCAATATTGCTAATAGATACTTTCATGCCACTGATGATGGTCAGATAACGATATTAGTCCCTGATGCTGATCCTACATCTAGTGCGGTAAAGATAATAGGTAGTAGTTCTGGAAACTTTTCACCTCCTATAAACACAGGCGTTATGTTACACATAACCGGACAACAAACTATTCCAAGTAGACTTTACAACGACGGCATAGGTAGCTTTGCTGCATTTGTGGGCAGAAGAATAAACGGGACTGTTGACACACCAACAGCAGTACAATCAGGAGATGAGTTAATTAGAATATCCAGTACTGGATATAACGGTACATCTGTATCTGGTAACGGTAGTGCTAGAATTGTGTTTCAAGCGATGGAAAACTTTACTGAAGCTAATACAGGAAGTAATCTAAGCTTTTGGACTGCTGCAATAGGAAGTAATACACTAACCAAGATAGTTACTGTAGACAGTGCGAATGGTTTGATTGCTACTAAAGTAGAATCTGCTGGAAACATAACTGCAGGAAACATATTCAGTAGCGGAGCGATAACTAGTAATTCTGCAACAGCAGGGGTAGGATATGCCACAGGATCAGGTGGAACAGCCACACAGAACAATAGCAAAAGTGATCCAGTAACTCTAAACAAAATTACTGGTGAAATTACTATGAACAGTGCTCAGTTGAGCGGTGATTCTACCGTTTCGTTCACATTAAACAATTCTACCATCACTAATAAAGACGTTATGATTATCAATCAAGTTAGTACTGCCAACGCAGGAGTGTATAGCTTTAATGCTATATGTAATTCAGGCAATGCCGTTATAGCAGTACATAACATGACTAACACCAACCGCAGTGACGCAATCGTATTACGATTCGTAGTGATTAAAGGGGCCACAAGTTAAAGGAAAATAAAATGACCGGAACTATAAAAATAACAGGATTGAATAATATCGGTAATGATATTTCTCCAAGCACATTAGTGCCAGTAGTTGATGTGAGTGGTACGCCTACTACTGAAAAAGCTAATTTACAAATTGTAGGAAACTTGATATTAAACGGAGCAGGTGGTGCTAACTTTGTTGCAGCAGCTCAAGCAATTAATGCTCAGACAGTAAGTAATGCAGCACAACCTGCTATCACTTCAGTAGGTACATTGACTAGCTTAATAGTAAGCGGTACTACTGATTTAGGCAGTGTTGCTAATGTTACATTAACTGGCGGCGTTTCTGGATATGTGTTATCGACTGACGGTTTTGGCGGCCTATCATGGGTTGCTGGTGGCGGCGGTGGATTCTCGGGATTTAGTGGGATAAGCGGTTATTCAGGTATTAGCGGTGAATCGGGATTCAGTGGCATAAGTGGTTACTCTGGTACAAGCGGCTTTTCAGGTCCCCAAGGAGAAACAGGAGCAACTGGTGCCGGCACGTCAGGTTTCTCTGGTATATCTGGTTATTCAGGCGAAGCTGGCACTCAAGGCGTATCAGGCTTTAGTGGCATAAGTGGTTACTCGGGTGCAATTGGTGTAAGTGGATATTCAGGTCAGACTGGACCACAAGGTACTTCAGGATTCAGTGGTGCAGGTGTAAGCGGGTTTAGTGGTATCAGTGGGTTCTCGGGAATAAGTGGATTTAGTGGTTCGGGAGGCGGCGCGTTCTCTTACTGTAATACAAACAACATTACATCATGTGCGTTGACTGATCACACTGCAATAGTAACAGCGAGTAATAACTTCTTCGCTGGGTGTGATACTGGTAAAGCTATTGCATACGGATCCAATAATAATTTCATAGGATTGCAAGCTGGTAGATGTAATACTGATGGTTGTTACAATAACTTTTTTGGTTTTGGAGCAGGTTACTATAACACAACAGGTTCACATAACACATTTATTGGAATGAGGGCAGGATTTTGTTCTACTACCGGTTCATATAACTTCTTTGTAGGAAGATATGCCGGACGAAATAATACTACCGGAGCATATAACACGTTTATCGGTGGTTATGCTGGCGCAAAAAATACTGGTGGTTATCATAACAATTTCTTCGGGTTCAATGCAGGATGCTACAATAGCACTGGTTCTCATAACAATTTCTTTGGATTCGGTACAGGACAATACAGCTCGACTAGTAGTAATAACAATTTCTTCGGTCAAGATGCTGGAAATAAAAACACTACCGGATCTCATAACAATTTCTTCGGTCAAGATGCTGGCCGCGAAAACACTACAGGTTCATATAATACTTTTATTGGACATCAAGCTGGTTGCTGTAATACCACTGGTTCAAATAACTTGTTCTTTGGTCGTGATTCTGGTGTTGGAACAAACGGCTTAGCAAACATTACTACTGAATCTGATCGCATTATCATGGGTAACTCAAGTCATACTTGTGCTCAAATACAAATAGGTTGGACAACTGTGTCTGACATGCGTGATAAGTGTATATTTGGTCAGGTACCACATGGTAGAGGCTTCTTACAGAATCTTAATCCAATCTCCTTCTCGTTTAAAGATAGAGCATCCAATGAAATCAAGGACGTTAAAAAGCGTTATGGTTTCTCAGCACAAGAAATACTAGAAGCAGAAGGCAATGATCCAGTTATCGTAAGTACTGAAAATCCTGACAAGCTGTCAATTACTAGTGATTACTTGATACCTATTTTAGTTAATGCGATTAAAGAACTGTCAAGCGAACTAGAAGCATTAAAACTAAGAATAGAACACTTAGAAAACAAGTAATATTTCTCTAACTGATCCCTGCTATAAATATTTTTAATTAAATAGCAGGGATTTTTTTTATGTCACAAAAATTTAGATTTCATATCCTAGGTTTACCTCACACTGTAACGAACAAAGACTACACGGCGTGTGCGTATACACAAAAAGTTTTAAAGTTTGGTAAAATGATGAAAGCACGTGGTCACACGGTTATTCATTATGGTCACGAGGACTCTAATCTTGAATGTACTGAGCATGTAACAGTTATCACCAATCGTGACTTAGAAATAGCATACGGTAATTATGACTGGAGAAGCAACTTTTTTAAGTTCAATGTAACAGATCATGCCTACCAAACTTTTTATAGAAATGCGATTGCCGAAGTAGGCAAGCGTAAACAGCCTCTTGATTTTATATTGCCTTTTTGGGGAGCTGGAGTAAGACCGGTATGTGACGCACATCCTGACTTGATCACAGTAGAACCTGGTATAGGTTACGCGCACGGACATTGGGCTAAGTGGAAAATATTTGAAAGCTATGCGATATATCATGCGTATTGCGGATTAGATAATGTAGGCACTTGTAAACAAAGTTGGTATGATTGCGTGATCCCCAACTACTTTGATCCAGACGATTTTACTTTTCAAGAAAAGAAAGAAGATTACTTTTTATTTTTAGGTAGAGTGTATTCAGGTAAAGGCATAGATATAGCAATACAAGCCACTGAAGCGGCAGGAGAAAAATTAATAATTGCTGGACAAAACCCTGAGAACAGAAATTTTCCTAGTCATGTAGAATTTGTTGGTTATGCCGATGTTGAGAAAAGAAAAAAACTTATGGCAGGAGCCAAGGGTGCTTTCGTACCATCAATGTATGTAGAACCTTTTGGTGGTGTACAAATAGAAATGCTTTTCTCTGGCACACCCACAATCACAACAGACTGGGGAGCGTTTGCTGAAAACAACATTCACGGTGTCACTGGATATCGTTGTAGAACGTTTGACCATTTTGTCCATGCTACTCAGAACATCAACAAGATTGACCCCAAGAATTGCAGACAGTGGGCAGAGAACTTCACGCTAGATAAGATAGCGCCCATGTATGAAGAGTATTTCAGAAATGTTTACGATGTGCATACCAATAAAGGCTGGTATGAAAGACATGAAAGAGATAACTTGGATTGGTTTAAACGAGACATTCCCAGATAAAGAAAAGCCCCAGTTAAGGGGCTTTTCTCTTGCCCTTAACGGTTTACTCAGTTACCGCAGCGAGTACATCCTCAGCAGTAGTAGTTGCCTTCTTGCGACTACGTGCCTTGATAGCATCAAGCGATGGCTTAGCTTTTACTACCTTTGGTTCTTTGACACGATCATGCAGAGCTTCATTGATAGTTGCTTGATCCGCCGGAGATGCAAACTCGGGGCGAGTGAGCATATAATTGAGTGCGTCAACCTTGTTCATTTCGTTCGGCAACTCAATAAAGTCGCAGCGAGTAGCTCCGCCCTTAGAGAACTGTTTTACACGACGGATTAGATCGTGTGTGAAACGAACCTTGGAGTCGTTATTGTGAGTTGTGATACCTACTACAGTAAAAGTCTTGCTTGTCATACAAAATTACCTATGTAATTTAAAGTTAAAGTTAGTGTGCAACATGCACAATTATATGTTAACACGAGTACTGATATAAGTCAATACTCGTGTTGCCCAATTTGTTATCGAGGCTTATGTGCAGCCTCAGACAGCAATCGATTGCCGTACTGTGCTTTAAGCATTTGTGTAGCGGCGTATTGATTTGGTGCCTGAATTTCTACGCGGATAATACCGTTACCTGAAGTACTTACCAGTGCAAAAAAAGTGTGCATATCGTTCTCCTAAAGTTAGTTAAAGTTAATCCAGCAAAGTCATGTATTCATTGGGGAAGTTGTCGATGAACCAATCAAGGCCTTGACGGACCGTGGTCCAATCACCGATCATTTCAGCACCCTTAATCACATCGTATACCGCTACCGCTTCGGGAGTCAGCATACAAGATTCACCAGAAAACGGATTGGTAACCTCAACCGGTGCATCATCAAGGATAAGACATTCAAACGGAAGTTTCATACTAATCTCCTATTATCCGAGAACAATCACACGGTCAAACTTGTCGTCAAGCAGACCCTTACCCTGAAGAGGGGTTTTGAACGTTGCAGAACACAGATCGTATTCTTTGTTTTCACTAACTGCCTTAATCACACTAGCGGTAATGTAAACATCGGTTACGTTAATCACTTTCCCGATTATATAGCAATCAGTCATGCCGGGAAAGTCATAAGCTTTAATAATGCTACCGATCTGTACTTTAGTCATTTTCTGCTCCGTTTCTCAACTCTATGTAACTATTATAGCAGGTTTGGAACTAGAGTCAATCCTTTTTAATAAAAATAATTTCTCTAATAAAATCAAAAACTTACCACTGAGCTAAGTGATTGATCTATAATGAGTTTTTTCACGATAAATCAATCACTTACAGCAAACCTATACATTTAGACCAAATTCATGAGCATAGACGCGCAACAGCCATTTATCCCAGAATTCAGTGTCTACATGCTCAGGTAAGTTACTGTTTTCACTCAGTTTTTCAATTTCAGCTACCAAGCGTTCTAGCTCGGAACCAACTTGAGCGAAATCTAGCTTACCCTGCTTAACTTGCTTTAGGAACTCAGTTTCCTTCAGCGGGTAGCTAAAGTCACCGTCACGATAGATATCACGAGCCTGATAACCAGCCCTCAGAGCATGCGACATAGCTTTCCAGTCTACTCCCTCGTTCTGTTCAGCCAGTTTAGCCCTGTGACCGTAACCGTCATACATCTGCTGCAAACGTTCAATCGTGTACAGAACCGTGTTAGTGCTCTGGTACATCTTGGCGTTTACCATGTAAAACTCGTTATCGTGACCTACGCTGGGGTTTGGTTTAACTTTCCACTCAGCGTATTCGCCAAAGTACACCTGATCTTTGACTTCACCAAGTGTCAGATTTTGGTCCAGTTTAGCCAGCGAGTCAATTGCTTGCTTGATATCAGCCAGCCTAGAACCCTTGACTCCATACTTTGCAGCCTGCTGTTTTACGTAACCCACAAAAGCTTTCAGGTTCTTGCTGTAAAACTTTGTGCGGTTAGCAACCAACTCGTCCCAGACAGGAGTTGCAACCTCTGGGCGAGCGCAATGCAGCATGTCGATAGCGTAAGTTTCGCCTTGTACGGCGTGCTTGATAAACTGCGGCAAGCTTACCACTTCAGTATCAACATCACCGGCACTATTCTTGGCGTGCTCGGGACCAGTACTTGTTACGATAGTCTTGGGAAAACTGTTCAGCAACAGTTCTTCAAGAGTGGGCATAAAGATACCCTTGTAATCAACATCACTAGTGGGTGTGTTCAGACCATACAAGTGACTACCAAATTTCATGTTTACAACAGTAGGTTTTCTCATTTTTCCATATACTCTTTAGCTTTTCTTACTTGATGATAATGCCGCCAATTAGTTACTCTATGCAGTGTCACACCAAATACAACTGCTGAAAACATTAGTGCGTATATTGTATCCTCAGCAAACAGCGCCAGTCCCGCATACACTGCTAGAAACATAACAAGCTTGGCGTACATTCGGTCGATTGTAAAGATAGCAAGTACTGCTATAGTTTGGGTAACTGCAAGATCAGAAAAGGGTAGATCAGTTGCCCACACAAGTACTCGGTTGACAATCGCCGCACCAAAGATAAACACTAACACCCAAATCCAATCACTTGCGCTCAGGGGTCGATAGTCACTCATTTAATTAAGCCTCAGTTACGATGTAGGGTTTGTTCCACTTACCAACATTCACGTCCACGTAGTATGCGGTGTCGAAGTAATCAACCATCGCATCACTACGATCATACCAGTCTGCACCTTTCAGAGCAGCGAGAGCTTCAGTCAAAAACTCCTTAGCTTCGCCGTCAAAGTGATCCTGATACCAGTAAGGGTTCACGTCAATGTAACCAGTAGTGTTCGGCCGAAAACCGCGAGACACCTGATAATGATCGTTACCGCAAACACGATTCAGATTACCGATAAAGTCGATTTTACCAGACTTCAGGGTCAATACGATAGTGCTATGGTTGCGAACACTCAGCGAGCCCTTAACGCTGTACTTAGCAAGAATGGGCTTGATCTTAGATGCGATCACTGCTTTCTTTTCACTGTTCATGTACGCCATTCTTCGTGCTCCTGTTCGTTGACTATATAGCTATTATAGCAGATTGGGCAGGAATGTCAAGCCTTTGGATGAAAATAAAATATGAACAAAATCAATGAGATACAAAAAAGCCCCAATTAAGGGGCCTTCTCGTCTAGCGGTTAGAAGTATTATCTAGCAGCAAGTTCGCTGGCTGCTTTTGCGCGTCTTTCAGCAACAATACGATCATATTCTGCTTTGCCTTCATCACCTTCAAAGTGAGTAACAGCTATCCACGCATGTGTCATTTCATCTGCGGTGCGACTACCTTCTACAACCCAGAAATCAGGATCAGGGTTATTTGGGTTATTAGCAGTATTGTCATACCATTGCTTGATCACTAGCACTGCTCCTGCAGGAACAAGAGGAGCAACATCTTCTTCATACAAGTGACTGTGGTGCCATGTTGCGCTCCAGTTAGAAATTTGACTGATTTGTTCAGTACGACCAGTTTCTGGGTAGTAAATCTCTAGTGATGCGGCTCTCATTCTCAAGTGTCCGTGTGGCTGGAAGCTATCAATACGCACAGGATAATCAAATGAATGGAAACCTTGTGTCATTGCAGTTCCGTTTGGAGGAACAATCAGTTCACCTTGATTCAAACGGTACAGAGCCAAGTCTTGCTTTAGCTTAACTTCGTTCTGATAACCTTCAGGGTGTAGCCAAATACCAATCTGAACCACATTGTTTTCGATTACTGTGCCAGGAGCAGTTGCACCTACACCACCAGGAAACAAGTGAATGTCCCAACGAATACGAGCATTAGCTGGTAGTGTACGGCATACGCCATCAGGTGCTACTTCGCCCCACTTACCCATCGCGTATTCAGTTAGCATACCAACATCTTCGTATTCACCATCAGCATTCATGATTTCTACATTAGAGTTAGCATGGTGAACAACAGCTTTCGCATTACCTGCAGGCTTTACTTGAATTGCTTTAATGCAACGATCAGTAGTCAAACCAGTCATTACATATGGACGATGCCACATGTCGTTGCCGATTGCAGGAACATCAATAGGTGCTGAATCAAGAACTACAGTTGGCTGTCCAAACATTGGAGCAAAGTTCCATTCATCAGCAGATGGCAAATCAGCTACCGGATGAGTGCGATCACCCCAATCACCTTCAGGAGCACCTTGTGCTACCCACTGAGTAATAGTGTTGATTTCTTCATCTGACAAACGCCAGTCACCTTGCAACTCTTGAATACCAATATGGTCATCGTAAGAGTACGGAGGCATTTCTTTGTTGGCAACTCGCAATCCAACAAGCGGCGCCCATGGACGAACTTGTTCATAGCTAGTTAATTGCATTGGACCGATACCACCTTCGCGGTGACATACTACGCAGTTATCAGTGATAATCTGAGCAACATGATCAGCGTAAGTGATTTGGTTTTCAGTTACAGACAAACCAGTTTGTGCTTGTGCTGCTGAACCAAGCAATGCCGCAAATACTACTGCGGTAAATACCTTAGTTAAAACGTTTTTCATTTTTTACTTCTCCTTTATGAGATTTTAATACTTCACATGAAGTATACTTATATTTATACTATTTTATTATAAATAACAAGTTTCGCTTTACCCAAAACAAAAGCCCTCTATTAGAGGGCTGATGAATAGAATATATGAGTTCCAATTTGAGCTACTACTGCTCTAGGATCGCGCCAATCTGGTTTAGCATAATCAGCGTGATAGAACATAGCAGACTGTAAGGCTGGAATTCTATAACCTTCTTTAATTACTTGCCTAGCAATTCGCTTTGCTGTTTCCCACTTTACACCACTTGGATGTGACCATCTGCGATCTTTGTTATGCGTCCAACTAAACTGGCTTGGCTGCATTACTACTTCACAAATACTGTCTGGGTAATTTGCATTACGCACTCGATTAATAGTCACTTGAGCTACTGCGAACATACCCAGTTCATCTTCGACTCCAGCCTCGTGATAAACGTTTTTCGCTAAACAAAAAACATCCAAGTCTTCGTGACTTACGGTTCTGTTGGTTCGCTCGACTCTGATAGCAGATTCACCATTTGTTGGAATAGTTGCGCCTGCCATCAACTCAAACAAGTAATTTTGTTTTTCTCTTAGTTCCAAATTAACTTGTTCAAGTACAGTAATTCTTTCTTCCAAGTTAAATTTCTGTGTATAAGACTTGAATCCTTCTACTGACAAACCCGCAATCAGTAAAATCAACAAGCCAACTATAACCGCATTGCTACTGGTTAGTTTCATAATAACCTCTACCAACTTGCTCTATAAGTTACCCAACGGTATTCATTTTTGCTCTTATGATCATACCATTTGAGTGCGTTTTCTAACAACCTAATATCTTCATCAACTTGTTCTTGATAGCCTTCTTCTCCGGGGTTACTAGAACTTCCAAAGAAAAATCCAGTTGTCGCTGGTAAAGAACCAGACTTTACCATACCGATCAATGTGTGAATATCACCTTGATTAAGTTCGATTGGTTCACAGTCGTCCACACCCTCAGCAAAAGTCTGAACAATAGCACCATGAAGATTGGGATGCTTTCGCCAATATCCTAGTTCTACTGTAATCTCCTTAACAGGAAAGTTGTCAATTGTTTCTGTACGGTTGGAATAATACTGGTGACCCTGCAAATACATATCAAGACCCATCATTGTTCTCCTTTAAGTGTGTTCCACATTTTTTGTTTTGACAAGTTTATATTTCTAAAGTAACGAAGCGTTAGAAAAATAATAATTCCAGGTATAGATATAAACCAACTAAAAGAGACTATTATACTACAGATAAAAATTATGATTGGAAAGAATATGAACCATGATACTTCAGTATTCTTAAGTGGATTAAAATGTCTGACTGATTGATCATCCCATTTGAGCTCCTCTCCTTTAACATATCTCACACATAATGGGATTAGATATACTAGACACAATATTATTGTTACGATAAATCCTACACCAAGGGTATATTTTACCCCAAGATCATATATACTCATATCCATAATGAATTTCCTCGAATTTAGCTTGAAAATTCTTGGTTGATATAAAACTCTACTAGTTGACGCTGAATAACTCCAGCAATATCCAAACTAGTATCGCTTACTATAAAGCGTACTGGACAATTTCTCCAACTTCGATTTTTAATAAAATCGCCAGCCCATTTTCTGTGATCAGTGTTCTCGGGATCAAACACTACCTGCGGTCTTACAACTGTTGCCAAATTTGTCATTTTAAGATCCAATAAGACGAATTAAACCAATTATATCAATAGTAACCAACAAAGCATAATTAGCAAGCATCCCAAAACTACGCCTACTATAGGCCGCCCACGCATACATCGCACAACCTGTAATCCATGTTGGATAAAGTACGTGCAGAGGAGGATTAGGAACAGTAAGAGCCATAGTAAGAGAACAACCGATACTAAGCATCCACGCCAGAATCTCAATGATAAATCTTGCACGATTACTTAGCCAGTCTTCCTTGATCCACGCAAATACTCCCCAAAGACCGTCATTCATTCAGCAGTGCCAGCAACCATCTGTTGATACACTTTATCCACTGCTCCCTCGTAACCATCTTCTTTGATTTCTTTGTCGGATGGGAGGTTGTATTCCGAAAAAGCACATGATTCACGAGCAATAGCAACTTCGGCACGAAAGCGTTCAAATGCGTCTTGGAAAACAAGTTGTTGAAGTTTAGTCATTTTTATCTCCTATGAGTTTGTATTATACACGGTAATTCTTAAAACGCAAGCCTTTTACTTTCCTTTCTTGAAAGTATTCAGTCGGGGTTGAAGTTCGTCAATCAGTGCTACTTCCATAGCGTGGGCAGATTTCTTGCCGCGCACTATATCATGTACCCAATACTCGTGATTCTCGGGATCGTACTTGCGAAACGATTCACACAATGCCCACATTTTGTTCTCAGCAAAAGCCCGCTGTACATGCTTTTGTACACGGCGATCTACAGTACGCTGGGCGTTACCGCGAAACGACAACACAGTGATACCAACATAAAGTTCCTGAGTAATCGTGTTTTTAATCATGTAAATCACATGGTTACGATCACTGCGGCGCTTGCGTTTAACTGTAATCATTTCTCGTCCCGTTTCTCAACTCTATATAGCTATTATAAAGGATTTGGGCAAAATGTCAATAGTTTGGATAAAAATAAATCATCAACGAAATCAAGCACTTACTGCTTGCTTAGCTTTAGCTGCATCCAGTAGTTGACCAGCGTACTTACAGATGCGCCAAACACCCTTACGATTGGGCTTTTTCCAGTATGCCAATTGCTTTTCTGTCAAATACCCGCGCCGGGCGTAAAACTCAGCCATTGAAGTACCCATCTTTGCGTCAGCGGGGGTGAACCCTACACCATTGTTATACTTGGTGTCTTCGGTAGCACGTTCATCGCGGGTTTGACGCTCATTCAGCACAATCAGAGCGCGGATAATTGCTTTGTCGTTGGTTTGAAGTAGTTGGGTGATATACTGTTTGTTCACTGCTAACTCCTTAGTTTTGCTCGACTATGTGATTATTATAGCAGAATTGGGTAAGAAGTCAAGCCTTCTGCTAAAAATAAAATATCAATAAAATCAACAACTTACAAATAAAAAAGCACTTACCACTGAGATAAGTGCTTGATTTATAACAGCTTTTTTAACAGAGAATCAATGGCTTACGTTGCCTGCGTGAAATCTAGACAACCGGTGTGAGTGTTGACGCTGCTCTATAAAAGGAAAAAGTGGATTTCTTTATAAAATCAACAACTTAGCCAAACCATGCGAAAACAATAAGTTATTGATTTTCAAGAAGTTTTTTACCTAGGATCATTTGCTGCTCGTGTGCATCTTGTTCCCACGGTAGTTGCTGATATTCTTTGTATGACATTTTTAAGGGATCAACTGGGTAAGTTTTGTTTTCCCAAACAAATACACCAGTTCTTGATATAGCTAGTTTGCCGGTATAGATTTGGCTAACATGCACTAGTTCATGTATGGTTGGATAGAATAGTTCTTTAGCGGTTAGTTGTGAATTTAAAATTATAGAATTTTTTCTCATAGGAGATAAGATAGTTTCACCATATGAAGATGGTCCTAAATCTTCTAGTGTTACATAAATTGATTCAGGCAACTGGATCAACTTAGATAGATGTTGACAAATGTTGGTTATAACTTTTGCTTTATCATTGTGAGTATTTGAGAAGTGTAATTTCATGTAAGTATTTATAAATGATAAATAGTCATTATAAGTAAACAGGACCACAACATGAAATATGTACTAGATTTTTACAATCACCTTGATCAATTAGTTATTGACCAGTATCTTGCTGATAACAACATTACTAAAATAAAACAACTAGAAAGTTTTGGTAAGGTATACTTGGTTGAATCAGAAAATGAAATCATAATGAATGAACTGATAGAAAGTTTGTCAGCCGATGCAGACCATCCAGTTACTCTATTATCATCTACAGTTGATTTAGTAGACAACTATATAGAAGCTACAATTGATATAGAAGATGAAAAGAATTGGTGGAAAGTTGCTACTATTAATAAAATTAATTTCGATCAACCAACACATACTCACAAAATAAGAGGATTGGACAGTACTGTTTATATTATTGACAGCGGAATCATGTCTGAACATCCAGAATTTGCTAATGCTAATATAGAATTGCTACATTCATTCAATGGTAATTTTACGGATAATAACGGGCACGGCACAGGGTTATCTAGTTTGATTGTTGGTTCTACTTGCGGAATAGCTAATCCATGTTTGAAGGTTGTAAAACTATTCGATAATACTCAGCCAACATATCAAAGTGATATGTTAATTGCGTTGGACGCGGTGTTAAATGATTTTATTAGTGGTGGTAAAAAGTCGTCTGTTGTAAACATGAGCTGGGCAATTCCTAGAAACGAATATATTAATGCGAAAATTCAATATATGATTGATCAAGGAATATATGTAGTGGTTGCTGCAGGTAACAATGGTATGCCAATAGGTGATGTAACTCCTGCTAGTATTCCAGCTGTGTTAACTATTGGGTCATTTAATCAGAATCTCGAACCAAGTTCGTTTTCTAACTACACCGGCGGTTCTGTTATTTCATATATAGCCAATGATGTAAATTACGGCGCACTAGATGGCTGGGCCCCTGGTGAGTTAATCTGGGCTGCAAATAAAAATGGCGGATACGGATATATTGCAGGTACTTCTGCGGCTGCTGCCATAACGAGTGCTGCACTTGCATATAATATGAATGCAGTATTAGATAACAGTAATAAAGTAAATGAAAAAATTAATATAGTTGATACTTATCAGTTTTACAGTAATTTGGTACTGTCTAGAAATGGCTTGTTAAATTTAAGTGCTGCCCAATACGCAGGCTCAGTAAATAAAATTGCTAGCATCTACAATGGTGAACAGACATTACCAGAGTTTTATAGTATCTTTGTAGTGGCAGATTCTGGAATACCACGACATATTATGGTTACTAATCCAATATACGCAAGTAGTATCTCATGCGATGATTTACCAGCATGGGCAACAATGGATGATAAAGGATACATCACTGTAAACTATACGCTACCATCTGGTACGCAATATCAATTGTTACCAGAAATAATGTTCACTATCATTAATCGTGACGGTACTACTAGATATCTTAAATTAGATGTTGCTGTGACCTCTACTGATCTTAAGGAATTATACAATACTACCCCGTCGGCAATAACAGACGATATTATTGTTCGATATGTGCTGAATGATGACTCATTTTGTACATGGGACGGTGTTGGATGTCAAGATGTTAATGGATGCTCTACTCAGTTTCCAGTTGAAAATCCTTTCTGCCAAGGCACCAAAACTGAAAATTGTTTTTGTGGTTTTTAAAGGTAACTATACACAATGTCATTTAGTGAAAAACTTAAATCTAGAATTATTACAGTCAAGGAAGAGTTATCAAAAAATATAGAGTTAGTAAAAGTTGATGAAGAAGTTAGGAACTCTCGTTTATCGATATGTACAAACTGTGAACATTTATTTAAGCCAACTAATAACTGTAAGAAATGTGGCTGCTTTATGAATGCTAAAACATGGTTAAAAAGTGCAACCTGTCCCATTAACAAATGGTAAATAATGGATTGGATTAAATTTGGTTGGGGGCCTAAGTTTGATGCTGAGTTTAACTCTACTATTCCCCATTATGTAGACATGTCCAATGCTGTTAAGTCAACAAAATCATTACTAGAAATATCCAATCGAGTAATCGGTAATATAACACAAAATTATCCAGGGCCGTATACCTTAATGGTAAGCGGCGGAATGGATAGTCAAATGATGTTATGGTGTTGGTTAAATTCAGGAAAAAGTTTCAATGCAGTATCAATAAAATATGTCAGTGATGTTCAATTATTAGTACTAAACCAACATGATTTAGTAGAATTGGATATGTTCGCTAATAAGAATAATATACCTATAAACTATCGACATTTTAACGTAACACAGTTTCTAGAAAATGATTTACTAAATTGTGCAACTGAATATCAATGTACTAGTCCTCAAATCTGCACATATATGGCAATGAGTGAGTTGATACACGATGGGACTATAATATTTAGTGGTAATTTTGCATACGGATTGAATTATAGCTATACAATCTGGGGAATGAAACGCTATGCTGAAAAGTCAGGTAAAAACATCATTCCATTCTTTCTATTACATGATTCTGAATTAGCAAATTTACCAGTGAATCTACCATCCAACAGTCAGTACAGTTTAACTAAATTTAATTCATACACTGATTTAGGGGTACCGGTAATTCCGCAACCAAAAAAACAAACAGGGTTTGAGGTGATAAAAGATTATTATGACACTAGAAAAGACTTAGTGGTTCCACCAAAGATAAGATTAAAATATGCTAATATGCCTAGTAAGCGAAAGTTTGATTTATTGTTTAGATACTCGCTGATGGAAAAAATAAAATATGTAGACAATGTAGTTTATATCAGACCCAAACAACAATAAATATTAGGTCCAAACTCTACACCATCTACCACTACATTTCCTACTGTTTTAAATCCTACTCGCTCATATGCAGGTAATGCGCTTACTCTAGGAATAGACCATATCATATGAGCACCCACTTCTTTGGCTTGCTGGACGGTTGCGAGTAGTATTTGTTGAGCTAATTTTTGTCTGCGATATTGTGGATCAACCCAAAGACCTCTACTTCTAAATTCATGTTCAGAAGTTAAATGACCAGAATTTACTGCTATTAAATTTTCTTGATCGTAGATTCCAAAAAAATAAGCAGGATACTTGAATATGGTCATGCTATAGGGTTGATTGGGACGGGATAGTGGCCAAGTCATTGCGCTATGTGTTTCGATAGGCGATAGGCGATTGGGCCAAAGTTTGTCTCGCCAGACGGGTAAAATTTGTTCAAAAGTGATTTGTTGTACTGCTGATAAAGTATCTTTGTTCACAAAGATATTTATACTAAGGAGGGAGTTTGTTGCGAATTAGACTTCAATTACGTCAAGTAGAATGAAGTCTCCGTGAGGATTGATACCGTTGATCGTAAACTTATTAGTTACTGAGTTTTGACAAACTCTACCAGTAAGTTCCTTGAACTCTGTTTCACCAACGTACCTAATTGTTACAGTACAGTATGATTCAGGTTCCATCACAAAGTCTCTAACGATTACCTCGTCAAATACTTTCTTCTGTGTAGGAATACGTCTTTTGTACCAATCACAGTGTCTTACTGTGAATTCATACATCTTTTTGTTACCTCTTTGTTGTTAATAATGTTATGAAAGTTGTAGTAGGAGTAAGACGCAACATCAACCTCCCACGGTGTACAGGTTCTTTACCCTATTGTACCCCCCGACTTTCCCTTCCAGTAGTTGCGCTTCTGTTCGGGCCATCTCGGATAACCGCTTGAATACAACTTTCATAACATCACTAAAATTATAAGGGCTGAGATTACACCCTTTACAACAGTGCTTCTAGCATTATCATAGACCTTGCGAGTCTAATTTCTCTAGATATCCACTAAAACCCTTGCGGTATCTTAGTACACCGTCAGCATCGCCGTTTAAAGTCAGGCTGTAGACTTAACACAACACACTACTCTATGCCTTATTACCCGTTGACCTTGCGAGCCATTCACAGTCGCTAAACCGTTACGAATCTTCTAGCATAAACTGATTTCACCTTGCGAGTTACGTCAGGCTTGATTCTCTTGCGAGTCAAGCATTAGATGCTTTTCGCGTGTTGCTGGAGCAGACTTTGCATTTTAATGATGGGACTTGAACCCATAGCATTCTGTGTTAGAAGACAGATGATCTACCATTGATCTACATTGCAACCTACTGATTCGTGCTGCTCCAGTTGCTACATAAGCTTTTGGCTTACATAATACAACACGACTCGTACCTTTTGCCCCTGCAGGCTACTCAGTAGTTTTTCGCGACCAGTGTCATTTAAGCCACCAACCACTCAAACTGCATAACAACCCTTAGACGCGACTCTTTGGATCATTACACTACCCTTTCTCATACCTATTAACAAGTTGGTTTTGTGTTGAGGTCAGCACCACCTGTTACTCTCTGTCCGCCTGCCTTACCCTTTCGGGAGCATAAGCAGACATTCTTTCCAACACACTTGCTTCACAGTTACATCCACCGGTCTTATCAGTGAACGCTGGGTCACCCCAGTGAGCAGGCTTGCATATACGGACTCTTTCGAGCGCGGGCGTGTAGGACGCTTCCGCTTTGGGCACATCACTGTGCTTACCCTTTACAAACATCCGAAGATGTTTGCTGGAGAATATGCTCCCCTTTAATTTTTAAACTTTTTAAAGAACGTTGTTGATTTCTCAACTTTATATAGCTATTGTACACTAGTTTATCTTAATGTCAACACCTATCTTACCCATTTAGCTAAAAGTTTTCAAAGCTTTGATATCGTCACCGATCAAGTCTTCGGGTATAGGACCAATTCCTAAACATGTAGTAGTTGGTTCATCAAATACTGTAAAACCTTTGTCAGTTACTAATCGTGTAGCACACTTATTTTCGTATGCTTTCTGCAACTCTTTTAGCTGTTCAACCGTGTCTACGACCAAGACGATTTTAAACGCATGATCGCTGATCATATACGCTGTAAGATGTTCTGGAAATTCTTTAGCTGCTAACCAGCTACAATGCACGAACGCATGTCCAGCCTGAGCGCACATTTTGCCTCTGATACCTTTCATTTTATCGATGGCTTCTTTAGCAAATATACAGTACATTTTAACTTTCATATATTACCTTGTTTGGGTTACTATACAGTTATTATAGCAGGCTTAGACAAGAAGTCAAGACTTTTGATAAAAATAAATACGTTTAAGTACCAATAACTTACTAGAAGTGATAAATAAAAGTGTAGTTCGCGGTACTGGAAATACCCAACTACGTCTATGAAGATAGAAACTTCACGCCTGAATCCGCATTTGAAGATATTAAACGAATAATTGGTAGTTAGTGTGAGTACCGCCCTCACCTGTGCTTCGTTATGAGCAAAGCCTGGTCCTTGACCACTAACCATTGAATTTGGTTGCTCCACCTGGTTACGATCCAGGGTCTTGCGGTTATCAGCCGCATGTACTACCATTGTACTATGGAGCAATTATTAATTTGTTAATTCACCCATAGTAACTACTACGGGTCGAACTTGTACTAGTTTACTAAACTCTTCAAACTTCTCAAAGATGTGGTCAACTTCTGATTGAGAGAATCTTTTCGGCCATTGAGCAGGTTCGATATCTCTGTGCCACAACATATACAGTATGTAATCTCTACTATCATCAAGATAGTACCTTTGCAGCAAACTATCAATCACTGCTGACCTAGAGTTAGCTGCGCCACGCACAGACTTAAACGGTCCTCTCAACCACTCTTTAGTCTCTACGTTGAAAATACCGTACATCTGTTGAGTAAAGTCCATAAACTATATCTCTGTTGTTACTGTTAAATTGGAGCCCGGTGTTGGATTTTAACCAACCTAAACTAGCTTTGCAGGCAAGCGCATAGTCACTCTGCCAACCGGGCGTAAAACTGTGTTGCTTTTCGCAACTTATAAACATATTATAGCAGATAAAAAGCTTGTGTCAAGCCTTTTTTAAAAATATTGTAGAGCACCTTGTAGATGATTCCCCGTTCAGACCCTTTACTAGTATGGTCACGCGATGCTTTCCTAGCACGTTTTGAGAACAAGGTGCTCTAAAATACTCTCAGGGCAGCAGCTACTCTGCCCTTTCCCTTACCCGTCTTAGTAGCTGACAACGGCGTAAGGAGTACCTGGCAGACGTAGTAGGAGTTGAACCTACAACCTCGAGTTTCAGAGACTCGCGCTCTAGACCAATTGAGCTATACGCCTATAATTTAGTATCTAGCGCCTTCTTGGCGATAGCGTTTGATAAAAGTCAGATAACTGCTACAAATACCAAAGCAGCTTAATTGTACTGTACTGAACAAGCTTTTGTCATCTATTTCGGGCAAGTAAACAACACTTGTATTGTTGACAGCTACAGTACCCGGAGTGATTATCTTGTTGCTTGAAGTAGTCACATTGGTTGATTCAGTATCGTTAGGGAACTGAAAGTAATTTGGATACAGTGTAAGAGATTGTGTTTGTAGCCATGCATACGCATCAGCGTTTTGCACATTTAGCCAATATCTGTTTCCTTGCAGAAACTTATCAGTTACAGGTATAGGGTTAAACTCAGTGCCAACACACAATGCGCCATCAATTCTCCAAACATTTACCATGCATGAAAAACCGTTTTGAAGCGCGGAACGAATTTGTGAAGGTGTGTTAGCACTTTCAAAGTTTTGTCCGTCATATACACCAAGATAAGAAATGTAAATCATAGTGTATTTATCTTGGCAGTGAGGAAGGGATTTGAACCCTTGTACCTTTTACAGCGCACTGATTTCCAATCAGGCCGATTAGACCAACTCTCGCACCTCACTATATTAAACGGGATGATGTGTCTTTAGTCGGGACTCGAACCCAGTGACACGCCCCCAGCGGGCCGACTCGCAAAGTTTGGCTGCGAAAAGTTTGTTTTGCTGTATTCATCCCAAAGTCTTTATTGGTGCCCTGACCCAGAATCAAACTGGAGACTTTGCGTTACGAGGGCAATGTTATATCACTTAACTATCAAGGCTTGAACCATTAAACCGATACATGTAGGGATCAGAATAACGTAGAGTGGGAGATATACTCTCTTCCACATCTTTCTATCATACTCATTTAATTTTTCAATAGCGAGATGATAAGCTTCTTCACCTTCTTCTCGTTTAATTTTTTCTAACAATGCATGTAATGAGCTATTTGGTGTCATAACAACCTCGAGTTTAATTGAATGTTTGGTGGATCACGGTGGGGTTTGAACCCACGACCCCAACACTGCCAGTGTTGTGCTCTCCCAACTGAGCTACGGACCCATTGTTTGGCGGAGAGAGTGGGAGTCGAACCCACTGACCTGTTACAGTCTACACCTTAGCAGGGTGCCGCATTACCGTCCTGCCCCCTCTCCATATTCTTTTTAATTTGGTAGTGACTCCGGGAATCGAACACCGGGACTTGTCCTTGATATGGAAGTGTGTATTGCAGTATAGATTCTGAACAGAATCGTTTTCTTACACGTTATGCCACTTAACTAAGTCACTATTAATTTTGGTATCCCTAAACGGATTCGAACCGTTGTTACCTGGCTGAGAACCAAGCGTCCTAGGCCGCTAGACGATAGGGACATCATGTTTGGTGCGCTAGACTGGACTTGAACCAGCACGATCTTTCAATCACTACCACCTCAAGGTAGCGTGTCTACCATTCCACCACCAGCGCGTATTAAATTTGGTACCCCTAGTAGGACTCGAACCTACACACACCAATTATCTATTGCTACGGGATATAAATCCGCTGTTCTACCATTGAACTATAGGGGCGCTAATTTGGTACCTAGAGTCGGACTCGAACCGACATGCTTTATGGGCGCGGACTTTTGAGGACCGTGTGTCTACCATTCCACCATCTAGGCATTATTACTTTTTCTTTTCTTGATTCTTCTTTTCAAATTCTTTTTGAAAATCAGATTTCTTACTCCAGTCGATAGCATCCATTCCTTTTGCAAACTTATCTCTATCGCCTTTAGTGTTAGTGATTGCATCACCTGTAATATCATTTCTTGCTGTCATTAATTTAATCCTGTTCTAGAATTTGGAATCTTTTTTTCTTTTGTTTTTGTTGCCTGATGTTACAAACATCACATCTTCCATGTTGTCCAACTAAGTTGGCATCACAACAGTTGCACCAAAAAAGTTTCTTTTTCGCAGATTTTGATTTTATTCTATTCATCTTTTTCATATTTGTTTGGTGTCCCCACCAGGACTTGAACCTGGGACCTACCCGTTATGAGCGGGGTGCTGCTGACCAACTGAGCTATAGGGACGTATTAATCTTTAGATGATCATCTTATACTAAATACACACATGAGTCAACAATTATATTTTTACATCTTACTTGATCCACATAAGCCAGACTTCTGTAAAGTCGGAATAACAAAGGATCTAAAAACTCGTATAAAAGCCTATCGAACTGCTAATCCAGATTGCTCATTTTATACAACATATCCTATCGATGATAAACAACACGAGCGTAAGTTGCTAAAAGTCTTACGTGAAGCTTTCACTGTAAAGAGCGAATACGTTCACTGTAATCCACATATAGTCAACAATATTGTTTCATCATACTTCGATGATATTAACTAAATGGCGCACCTAGTAGGATTTGAACCTACACTATGCCGGGTTCGAAGCCCAGTTGACTATCCAGTTGCCGATAGATGCATTTTAAAAATTTGTCCGGTGGGGCCATGAACCTTCCAGTCCACCGCCGGGAATTGAACCCTGTTGCCTTCCACTTCGGACAAAATTGGCAGGGGATGAGGGCCTCGAACCCACGACCTCAGGAGTCAAAGTCCTGCGCTCTACCAACTGAGCTAATCCCCAATTAAATCTTAAACAGGATTGTTTTGGTTTCTATAACGTGCTACCATTACACTAAATCAGTTTTACAACTGACTGCGGAATCGAACCGCTCTTCCACTTTCACAGAGTAGTAAGAAATTTTGTTTTGCTGAACCAATCCTAAAATTAACAGGATGCACACTTTTTTTCACCAATTGAAAGTAAAGTTTTGTTTGCTGTAGGCATCCTAATTCTTTATGTATATTACTCTTTATATACATGTAAACGCAATAGATAATGGGTAGCGTCATAACGTGTTGCGAACCCATCTACTTTCACAAACCCCAATTCAGTTGGATATCTGTATACAGCAGTGTATCTATTTCTAATCTTAAAAAGCTGACCTATATACTCGTTACCTAAATAAACCACTGTGTCTTGTTCACGAATCTTATAGCGAACATCAACGACTTTTCCATCTGTACAAACTGAGTAGGGCATTTCAAATACCTATAGTGCGTTTATTTAAGTTAGCCTTATCCTGCTACCCATATGCTCTCGTTAGAAAGCACATGATTTTTGGTGGGCATCCAAGTAAGGCTAAATTTGGAGCGGGCACCGAGAATTGAACTCGGGATTAAACCTTGGCAAGGTCTCGTTTTACCTCTAAACTATGCCCGCATTAATTTGGCGACTCGTAGGGGTTTCGATCCCCTTACCTCAGCAGTGACAGTGCTGTGCTCTCCCAATTGAGCTAACGAGCCATATAATTTGGTGGAGGACTTTCCATCCCCCTAGTCCTTCTCCAGATGCACCCAGAGCGACTTCTACATGTTTGGTGGAGAATGAGGGATTTGAACCCTCCTGAATATCCTCGGTGCAAGCGAGGCGACCACCCCAAGCAGTCCCATTCCCCAATATTTCAAGTATGTTGTTTGATTATGTAATATGCTTTTCTTTGCCCGATTCCATAATCATTGTGTATTTTTGATACCGATTCACCGTTTAGGTATCGTTTAACTAACTCACTAATTTGATCATCTGTTAGGATGAGTGCATTGTTCGGTGTATTACCCTTCATTCTGTTACTTTGTATATTTGTTCTACACCGCTTAGAACAATATTTGTTCCGTGATGTTTTAGCACAATCGAAAGTATCTCCGCAGCAGTTACAATTTCTTGTCACGAGAATCGATCTTCCTTTTATCCATCCTTCAGGAATTTCAGTAGGCAAAAACTTTTTTCGCTCTTCCGTAATAGGGTCATGATACCAGTTCTTTCCAAATTGGCTATTGCTACAACCTGCTTGCGATTCTGACATTGCAGCGGCATGTCGTCTTCGTAACCACCCATATACTTTATTTGATGGTCTATTAACCGTCATCATCATCGCCGCCATTGCTAATGCTCCATTTTTCGGATACATTTTTGTGAGCAATTGGTGAGCAATATAATGTTCTTCGGGAGTTAGCTCCACTAGATTATCAGTGTCATCGCTTCCGCCCATGCATCTAGGGACAATATGATGCGTTTCCGTATATGCTTCTAAGACCCTATATCTGCTTCTAGATATTAATTGATTGTAATGTTTAGAGTAATCCATAACATTATTTATCTTTTGCAAGCAAAAACCTATGCCGTGCAAGGGCATTGTGCTCCCGTTATCACTATCAGCCCGGAAACTTTCTAACTTGAAACTACTATATCAAAAGCTACGATTATTGTGTAGTCTTTTGGGTAAAACAAATTTGGTGCTGACCACAGGATTCGAACCTGCAACGGGATTTCTCCTCCGGATTACAAAACCGGTGCTTTCAGCCATTCAGCCAAGTCAGCATAAAATTGGTCCTGCCGTTGGGTCCCTCACCCAAGATATATCTGCGCGATCCTGCAGACCTTCTTTATCGACTACAGGGAGGCGTCCCCGTGTTGACGACAGCATAAAATTGGTCGGAATAGTAGGACTCGAACCTACGACCCTCTGCTCCCAAAGCAGATGCGCTACCAGACTGCGCTATATTCCGTTTAAAATTGGTAGCAGGGGAGGGACTCGAACCCCCGTAGTTTGGCTTATGAGACCAAGCTGGAACCACCTCCAGTCTACCCTGCGTCAAAAACTTATTTAGCTGTTGAACAGTTACAACAACTTTTTTAAATTGGTCCGTGCATTTATCAGGCCTACCGAGTTGTGTAGGTCACTTGCTGACTTCCCAATCAGCGAAGAGGGTCACGGCACCCTAGGAACTTATTGCACTGTATACAGACGGCCCATATATCTTTACGATTCCGTTCTCGGGGATAAGTAAAGGCTCGCAGACCCCGCTAAACACACTCTTATCTACTAGCCAAGCAAATTCTGTACCATATTAAAGTACACTGTCTGGACCACGCATAGTAGGTATCGGTCATCCCCCTACAGCTATTCACAGTGTACTTTAATATGGTGTGTCCGGTGGGCTTTGCTCCCACAACCTTCCGCTTAAGAGGCGGGTACTCTACTAATTGAGTTACGAACACATGAATTTTAAATTGTAAAATAAAAAGATAAATAAAAGTGTAGTTCGCGGATCGGCAAATCCCAACTACTCTAAAGCTTATGAGGAGCATCAGCATGAATATTTATCAATCGCCACTTTGTTCTTGTATTATTTGTAAAGAAGTAAAATCTGCTAAGGGCATTTATACACATTGTTTAATGCACGACCCTGTATATTATACCAAACACAGAGAAAAAGCGTTATCTGCGTCTAAGATCGCTGTTACAGCGGTCAAGGAGAGAAAAGATTCTAAAATCTCTTCAGAAATAGAGGCATATTCGCTCAATCCGTCTATATGCACACATTGCAACTCTATATTACCTTTCAGAAAGCGCAAAAACAAATTTTGTAATAACTCTTGTGCAGCATCATACAATAACAAATCAATGACAAATGAAACTAAAGAAAAAATATCAAACAAATTATCTGGAAGATCATATCCAGAAAGGAAACCATATTCAAAAATATCTTTCTGTGTAGTATGTAGTCAGTGCATTCCAAATAAAAATATAAAAACATGTTCACCTGAGTGTAGAAGTATAATTTGGTCTACACAAGCAACAGAACGAATAAAACAAAACCGAAGAAGTAATTATCGCCGAGACAAAAAATCATATCTTGAAGACTCGTTTGAAAAATGGCTTAATCAGGTAGCACCGCACATAAACTATGAACCAGAATATACTATAAGAAATCACTTAACCAAAAAATGGTACTTTGTTGACTTCTATTTTCCTGATCTAAATCTTATCGTTGAGTTAGACGGAAAGCAACACGACAAACCCAAACACAAAGAGAGTGATATGATCAGAGACTCATATATAGTTAAACACCTTAATATACAAGTGTTTAGAATATCTCATACCGAATATCAATCAGGAACAAAATTAGAAGAAGTTAAACAGCTTCTATCTATATGAATTGGTGGATCCGCCCGGGTACGATCCGGGAACCTCGGAGTTAAAAGCTCCTTGCTCTACCAATTGAGCTACGAATCCGTTATTAGTTTAGTGCGATTTAACGTGCCACACTAAATCCAACAACGGACTTAATGCGACACTATGATTTACCTCGTTTACTACGTTTCATCATGTGTCTCCTTTAGACTTAAATTAAAATTATAGTGTTTTGCACCATGCACGAGCTGGAGTTGAACCAGGTCGTTTGCAGACTCGAACTGCTCCGCACACTATCGGCTACTATCCGTTCACCGTCAAGTATTACTTGAAGCTATAACAGCAGGAGTTCTCTCCTCTGACACAATGAACCCTGCTTAACGCCGCAGTCTCAAAAACTTTTGTCCGCTAAGTTTCGATTGTGTTCTGCTGTAATTCGGCGCTCTGGACCGGACTCGAACCGGCAATCTCCACTGTGAAGTGTGGCGCCTTAGTCCATTTTCGGCAACCAGAGCATTAAAGTTTCTTACAGTTTGGTACTCCCAGGGGGATTTGAACCCACCGCTCTTCTCCGTGAAAGGGAGACGACTTAAACCTCTTGTCCATGGGAGCATTAAAACTTTTACAATTGGTACTCTGTAGGGGTTATGCTCCCCTCTCCTTAGGTTGAAAGCCTAATGTCCACACTAGCTGACTCACAGAGCATTAAAACTTAACTAGCCGCGAGAACTACGGCGACTAGTCTCTAAATTAGATAACTGTTTTATTACGTAGACAGTTGTTGGGAGGAATCGAACCTCTAGCTCGGCGCCTAAAAGGTGAGCCCCGCCCCGGATTCCAAACTAACTACTAAGAGTGGTTGTTTAGTTCAGCTAACTCTCTGTCTGAACAAGTGAGGCTTTTTACAAGGCTCTACACTCATAACCTTGAACGTTAAGTACCAGCATCGCACAAGCTAGCAGTCTAAAGTGCTATGTTGCTATATCACTGGAGGTTAATATGTTCAGCAACATCTTTAGTCTTATCATTTAATACAGTTATTGTACTATGCTTGATTTTAAAAAGCAAGCCTTTTGTTAAACAGGATGCACATTTTGGTTTCATTAAAAGTGAAATTGTTTTGTTTGCAGTAGGCATCCTAAAATCATACAGTGACGGGCCGTTCAACTCCGCTGTCTACATTCCGTTAGTATCAAAACTAACTGCTCACTGTAATTTGGCTGTCCCTCTTGGAATCGAACCAAGCTCTATACTGATTAACAGTCAGTCGCGTACACCATGCTCGCTCAGGGACAATAATTCATAAGGAGTGTTTTTATAGTAGAGTCTCCGACGACATGACTGGAATCGAACCAGTGACCTGCGGCGGCCTGCCGGTGCTCTACCCACTGAGCTACACGCCTAACTACTACTGTGCGATATTTTAGATGCCCTAAACAGCGTTTGCATCTGCAACTTTTTAGACATGGTTGCACTAACATGTATTGCAATTCTGCAATAAATTTGGCGACTCGTAGGGGTTTCGATCCCCTTACCTCATGCGTGACAGGCATGTGCTCTCCCGATTGAGCTAACGAGCCATTAAAATTAAAAATCGTGATCATCTAAACTATTTCTCAAGTAGTTACAGTTTTAACCTTGCGCGGGTTACAGCATAGATCGACGCTGGACCACGACCTGAAATCGTGGATTTTTTGGGTGAGCAGGACACCCCGGCCTATATGCCTTGTTTAACGTCTATAGCACATAAAAGACGGAGATTGGAGCGGGTAAAGGGACTCGAACCCTTGTGCGACTCGCGTCTGCTTGCTTGGAAGGCAAGTGCCTGACCTCTAGGCTACACCCGCATTTAATTGGCGCGCCTGGCAGGACTCTAACCTGCGACCCTGTGCTTAGAAGGCACATGCTCTATACAACTGAGCTACAAGCGCATAAAACTATATTTGTTAAAGAACGATTTAGAAAGCTATAATAGCTGATCACGTTCCTGTTGTCAACAAGTATTTAAAATAAGTTTGCTGGGTAGGTGCTCCAGCGCAGATCGTTTTGATGTTATCTCACTGCCCTTGTTTGGTGGAGTCCCTAGGAGTCTAACCTAGACGGCTATACTAAGAAGTATATTATGAAGCCTTTACAGGTCTTACCGTAACACATTTTAACGAACCCCATGTTTTGGCGGAAGAGGAGAGACTCGAACTCTCACGTCCTTATTCAGAACCCTCGGTTTTCAAGACCGCTGCCGCTAGGCCAACTCGGCTAACTCTTCCATATTCTTCATGACTGGTGAGAGTGGTGGGGAATGATCCCACGTACTCCAGTTTATAAGACTGGCGCTTGTCACCAACTCAGCTACACTCTCAGTGCAGTCGCATTAAAACCTTGTCCCTCATGATTACCCAGGTGGGGACTAACCTGAATTTAATTTCAGTCTAGTGGACTTGAACCACCAAGCTCGCCAGAGCCTGCGACCGTGCATCCGCTTGTACTTCGCGTTTGACTGAAAATTTGGCGCGCATAACGGGAATCGAACCCGCCGCAGATAGATCGACAGTCTAGTATCACCCCCAGGTGGACTTATGCGCATTGTATTTGGTGGGCTATCGTGGACTCAAACCACGCAACATCTCTATGTACGGTGCACCATTTCAAAGAGATAGGATCTCCAATCACTCTAAAGCCTACAATTTTAGTGGACTCGATTAGGAGTTAAACCTAATAAGCGCGATCCTCCCTTTCGGGTGCCGCCGTTTTCTCGTTAAACTACGAGCCCATAATTTAGTGTGACATACTGGATTCGAACCAGTGCAAGGCAACCTATTTTTCAAGGGTATTGCAACCGCACGTTATTACGCCCTATGCCACGTTTTTTGGTGGAGAGTGAAACCACTCTCCTAAAAGTACGCATCATGGGGGCTAACGGCGTATATTCATCGAAGAAACCTAATATCTTAACGCCGTATCTTTTGCTGCACTATTAGGTCTAAGCTGCGTCCATGTGTTACTTTTATTTTGGTGGGAGTTGATGGTAACGCTCCACGTGTCTACTTCCGATCTGTTTTATGACGACGGATTTACAGTCCGCTGACCGGGGCAACTCCCTTATTTTGTTTGGCGTCCCGAGAGAGATTTGAACTCCCACCGACTGTTTTGGAGACAGTAATGCTGCCGTTACACTATCAGGACAAATTAAGATATTATTTTAAAACACCCTGTGAGAATCACGCTTCCCTATATCTCAAATAGGTTACAAGAAGTTACACCAGGATTGTCTGACCGTGAAGCAGGATGTTTTAAAATAATAGCTGAAGACTAAACACTAGCCTTCAGCAATTTTAACTACGCTTCTTACTAATCAGTCACAAGAGACCTTTCATTAACGTAGACGCCCGTTCGTTTTTTAAAGTGGTTGTCGCAGCCTCGTTCCGCTAGATTCCACTTTGCGTAGTTTACTGCTTAACAGTAACTCTACGACTTTTGCGATCTGGGCAGTTTAACAACACTGCTAGTACTACTCAAATTCGCAGATCGCTTTCTTTTCTAAGAGTGTGTATATTAACTTCCTACACACTCTTTGTCAAGCCTTTTCTTAAATCTTTTTTATTCAATTATTACTTTATCAAATTCATTAAAGTGAGAGTTTCGTAACTATCGACAACGAGTAGGTGTCACTCTATGTTATCTGACAATTACCACTAGTTCTAAGTATTACACCGCTTTCCCAGTTATCCACTCACAGTTTTCTGGGTTTTTTACATTAACATAATCTAT